CCTGTCGGCAAGGTCGTTTGCCAAGGATGCTGACGCTGAAGCAATAGGTCGCGCATTGTCTGGCCTGCACAGTCAATTTCCTTTTGTGTTGCTGGATGAGTCTGGTGACATGCCTGTTGCTGTTGGTCGAGCAGCCACTCAAATCTTTACTGGATCTCCTACTGATGCGGCCATCATTCAGGCCGGAAACCCTACCAGCACCAACGGCCTGCTGTATGAATCCTGCACTAAAGCGGCTGATTCGTGGACGATCATCACCATAACGTCGGATCCTAAAGATCCAAAGCGCACGCCAAGGGTAAGCATTGAGCATGCGCAGGAAATTATTGACATCTACGGGATGGATAACCCGTGGGTGATGGCGACTATTCTCGGCAAGTTCCCGCCAACTGGCTTCAATGCGCTGCTGGGGATCGAGGAAGTGGAAGCGGCATGCAAGCGGGCCTACAAGCGTGATGCCATTGCTGCCGCTCCGATTGTGCTGGGCGGTGACGTGGCAAGGCAGGGCGATGATGCGACGGTGATTGCGCGCAGGCAGGGCAGGCAATGCTTTGATATGCGATCCATGCGGATACCGGACACCATGCTGATTGCGCAGCAGTTCATTGATGAGCATACCAGGCAACAAGCTGACGCATTCTTTGTGGATGAAACGGGCGGCTATGGTGCTGGGGTGATTGATGCTATGCGATCCCTTGGCCATTCGCCTATCGGCGTGATGTTCTCCGGCAAGGCCAGCGATTACAGGTACTTCAACAAGCGCAGTGAAATCCTGTTTGAAATGGCAGAGTGGGTAAAGGCTGGCGGTTCAATCCCTGATGATCGTGAGTTGAAGGAGGAGCTGTGCGCGCTGACCTACGCTTTCCAAGGTGACAAGATTCGCGTGGTCGAGAAGGCAATCATCAAGCAGCAGATCGGGCGATCACCGGACAAAGCTGATGCGCTGGCATTGACCTTCGCTTTCCCTGTCCAGAAGCGGTCCATGCACGCTATGGCCAGCAACCAGAAGCCAAAGGAACACAATCCATACGCTCGGTGATGGGCGCATCTTGTATTGCTTTGCTGTGATTATTGCCGCAAAGCAGAGGTGGCATGATGACGATTACCACAACCGATTCTTTTGTGCGCTATACCGGAGACGGCACAGAAACCCAATACTCGTTTGCATTCAAGTGCTTTTCCACTGACGATCTTCGCGTTATCACTGATGACGGGACTACGGCAAATACATCGCCTTCTTACACTGTCGCGTTGAATGCCGATCAGGATGCGAATCCTGGCGGAACGCTGACATTTGGCACCGCTCCCGGTAACGGCTATGAGATATACATTTCCAGCAATATAGCTGCAATCCAAGAAACCGATTTCCGTAATGCCACAACATTCAGGGCTGGAACCATAGAAGACTGGATGGATCGCATGACGCTGATCATTCAGCAGATGCAGGCTCAGGTTGATCGTTGCCTGAAAGTTGGTGAAACAACAAGCGGCCTCGCTGTCAGTGATTTGATTGATCCGGGCAGTGTTGTCATGACGCTGTACATGCAGGGGCTGGCAGCAACAATATCAACTGCCGCCGGGTTGCGCGCAGAAATTGCTGCGTTGTCTTCTGCTGCTGGGTCTGTGCTGACCGTAAACATTGCTGATGACGCAGTGACAACAGCCAAGATTCTTGATGCCAATGTGACAAACGCCAAGCTGGTGGATGGCATTCTGTCGAATGACACTGCTGGCCGTTACAAGATGGCCGCTGGATTCTTGTCTGCCAATGCTGCAGGCCGCAGTAAGATGGCTGATGGCTATGTCACGCTAGCAAAGTTGGCTGCTGAAGTGACTGATTCTCTTCCGTCAATTACGATGTATACCACTGCGACGGATGCTACTGAAGATGCTGGATTTGACTGGCCAATAACCGCAAATGATGACGAGTCAGCCGCATTCAATCATGGCCTTGGCGCTGTTCCTGATCTGGTGGTTTTGCAGTTGGTTTGCGTTGGTGATACTGGCGGCACAACGCATGGCTACACTGTTGGAGACGTGCTGAATCTGTCTGTCCTTGGCGCGCATGCTGACAAGTTTGGCTGCGACTATGACGCAACCAGGGTGGTAATGAAAACGGGCGGCAGTGCAATTTCTGCTGGCAGGATCACCATCAAGAAGAAAGGGCTGCATGATTCCAAGGAATCAGAAAAGGCTGACTGGCGCATGCGTGCTGTCTGCTACAAGTTTGGCGGCATGTTATGACCAGCAAGGCTGACATCTGCAATATGGCGTTGTGCCATCTTGGTGCCGCACCTTCTGTTGTTTCGATTGATCCACCAGACGGCGGGGCTTATGCGATCCATTGCGCGCGGTTCTATCCAATAGCATTGAGCCAACTGCTCTGCATGCCATGGCAGTTTGCTATGCGCAGGACTGCGCTGAGTCTTGTTGAGGAAGATCCTAACGAGCAATGGTTGTATTCGTACACCTTGCCATCCAGTTGCGTCAGAGCGTTCACTGTGCTGCCATCTGGCGCCACGTCGGACAATGAAGGCATAGACTTTATTCAGGAAGGACAGTTGATCTTCTGCAATCAGCCTGACGTTTCGCTGATGTACACCACCAGCGAAGTGACATCAGGCAATTTCTCACCGATGTTTGCTGAAGCATTGTCACGGCAGCTTGCGTATTACCTTGCTGCACCGGTGATGAAGCCTGCTCCTGCTGTCCTGCAAGGTTTGCAAAGGATTGCGCAGCAGTCAATCAGCAGTGCATTGGCAGTTGACGCCATGAGCAGGAAGCAGGTTCCGGTTGATCACAAACCTGTCTGGTTGCGCAACAGATGAGCGGAACACGCACGCTGTCACGGTCATTTGCTGGCGGTGAGATAACGCCAGAGCTGTTCGGGCGCATTGACCTGGACAAGATGCAGACAGGGCTGATGAAGTGCTTGAATATGATCATCCGTCCGCACGGACCTGCAAAGTCGCGCGGTGGATTGCGGTTCCTGAATTTCTGCAAGTTCAATGATCGCAAGGCAAGACTGATCAAGTTTCAATTCAGCACCGAAGATTCAATGATCATCGAGATGGGCCATCTGTATGCGCGATTTCATACAAACCTTGGCACCGAGCTGGATGTTGACAGGCCGATAACGTCAATCATTGATGACGGTGGGCGTGTGCTGGTGACTGTTAATCCTGCATCGGCAGGGGCATACGCAAACCTTGGTGCCAACAATGAAACCTTCTACATTGCAGAAACGCATGCCAGCGTAAATGGCCGGTATTTCAATGCAGATGTGCAAAGCAGTTCCAGCTTTCACTTGATGGACCAGCTTGGCAATTACATTGATCCGGCATCACTGACGCTGCCAATATCTGTTCCGGCAACTGCAAAATGCTACAAGGTCTATGAGGTTGTCACGCCATACGACGAAGTGGATCTGTTCGATTTGCGGTATGTGCAATCGCTGGACGTGATGACGTTCGCGCATCCCGATTATCCTGCTGCAACATTGAGCCGTTCGCTGGCCGGAGATGTAGTCAGTTGGGCGTATGAGGTCATCGACTTCGATCCTGCAAGTATTCTTGAGATACCAACAGGGTTGTCAGCTACCGTACAAGGGTCAACGAATCCAGCAGCATCGCGTTACAGTTATGCGGTGACAGCAATTTCAGACGATGGCCATGAAGAGTCTTTGCCATCGGTGCCGAACAAGGAAGCGCGTAATGATGCGACCAACAAGATCAGTGACGTGGTTAGTTGGCAAGCGCAGTATGAAGACACTCCATTAACGCCAGCCATTGCTGCTCCGACTGCGGATCAGGAAGATCATGCTATTTTTAACCTGGTTAGTTTGGATTTGTCTGAGGGTGATGAGGTTGTTCTTACTGACATGCCTGCTGGCTGGGAGGATCTTGAAGGCGAGTTGTTTACGGTTAATGAAGTGGTCCATGCTTCAACTGATCGTTACACTCTGCTGGATGTGAATGGCGATCCTGTCCGTACATCTGGCCGTGCGACGTTTGTGACTGGTCCATCTTACTGCCGTGAATGCGGTGTGATGGCTGACCTTAGTCATGAAGGCAATGCTATCCGGCTGAAGTGGACAAGAGTTGCAGGCATCAGCAGATACAACGTATATAAACGCCAAGGCGTAAGTAATTATTATGGTTATGTTGGGCAAACAAGATCACCAAGGTTCACTGACAAGAACATTATTGCCGATCTTACAAAGTCACCACCAGAAGGGTCGAATTACTTTGCTGATGACAATCCTGCTGCTGTCACCTATTTCGACCAGCGCAAGTTGTTTGCTGGCACCAGCAACCGTCCGCAAACCGTTTGGCTGACGAAGCCATACACTGAAAGCAATATCAGTTCATCATTCCCTGTGCGGCCAGACGATTCGATCATGATCACGGCCAAGACTAATGAGGCCAGCACGATCCTGCACGCTGTATCGCTGAATGACATTGTGCTGCTCACCAGTGGTGGTGAGATCCGGATACGGGCCGAAGGCGACGTACTGACACCAACAACAGCATCAGCAAAAGCGCAGTCCTACATTGGTGCCGCTACTGTGCAGCCTGTTATGTCAAACCGCGCAGCAATATTTGTCGAGAATGGCGGCAATGCCTTGCGTGAATTGGTCTATAAAGGCGACGTGGAAAACAGCTATGAAGCACAAAACATCAGCGTTATGGCTCCGCATCTGTTTGAAAGTCCTATTGTTGATCTTGCTTTTCAGCGTGGTAGCGAGCCTGTTATTTGGGCAGTGCGTGATGATGGCGTTTTGGTTGGTGCGACGTACATGCCTGAACAGCGGGTTATCGCGTATCACCAGCATGATACCAATGGACTATTTGAGAGCATTGCAACGGCCTATTCTGCGGTTGTCACAACTGCTGTCGTGCCGGTGAATACAGATGAAGAACCATTTGAAGCGGACAATCTAGTAGCGAAAATGTCGCTTGGATTCAATCAGGCAAACGGCTCTATTCCTGCAGATAGTGTTGCAGGTATAACCTGGACGGCAACAGGATCCGCTGCAATTTCCAGCAATAAACTCAGCGTATCTTCTGGCGGTTATATCCAGTCAGGGCAGTCAGGATTTGAGATTGGAACCAATGCATTTCAGTTTTCATTCAAGTTCAATGGAACAATATCCTCGACGCATTGTATTGTGTCTGTAGCGAATACAGGTATTTCATCAGGCGATCCGATTGAGTTTTCCGTTGAAATAACCGGAACGTATTTGAAGTTTTATCATGGCGTCCGTGGAACATGGCAGTCATCACTGTTGATGTTCGCAACATTCTCGTCTGGTACGGATTACACGGTTGAATTTGGAAGGCATGCGAATGGTGACTGGTATTGCACGGTGAACGGAGTAGACACAACCCAGTATCAATGGGCGCCCCCAGGCGCTTCTATCGTCTTTGGATCTGTGACTACAGGCGTTTTCAATAGCCTGATAGATATTGGCTGGCGTACTGATCCGCATCCAATGACTATTGGCCAATTTTACAGCGGTTATTTTCCATTTACGGGGGATATTGATTACATATCACTCT